ATAATATCTTTATCGATTCATCAGTTCCTTTTGTTCTATAAAAAGATTTTATATTAGAAATAAAATTGGAAATATTAAGATCTGGTGTAAATTCAAAATTTTCAAATCCAGGAGCAAAAAGATATTTTAATTTTGTATAAAATTCTTTTAAAAATAAAGAACTTAAATTTGTAATAATTGACCCAGATAAATGAGAACTTGCTTCAGTAGAAGAAAAGATTAAATCTTCCGAATTATCCGTAAAAGAAGTTGCTCCAGAAAATCCGCGAGAACAGTTTAAAAATGTATTATTTTGAATCTCTTCATATGTAATTATTTCATCCCCAATCTTAAGTAGACCATATTTTGAAGGAAATCCTCTTGTTGAAGAAACTGATATTGACTTAGAATTTGCAGTTATATCTTCAGTAAGATAAATGGTTTGGTTAATTAGTTTTTCATTTAAATAATCTAAATTTAAATATTGATCTATATTTTCTATAATATCAATTGGTCCCCCTTCAAATTCTTGGGAGATGTAGTATTGACGCAAAAATTCCAAGAATTTTGGACTTTCTTCTAAAATAAATTCTGGTATTTGATTATCAATAATTTGATTTATTTTTATTCTTTTCTCAAAATTTGTCGATATCATATTACCTCGTTATTTTACCGTTTGAATAACTTGAAGTTACTGGGAAATCAATTCCTGAAATTTGCTCACCAGAAACAATAGTATCTCTTAGCATATTTATGTTACTTGCACTGGTGTTAACATCAAAAATAACATACAAATCATTTAGTGCGATTATATCATTAGACTCTGGGTATGCCTGAACTTCTATTATTCCATTATTTAAAACGGTAGAAGTTATATTAATAGTGTTGATTAATATTTCCCCAGTTTTATAGTTAACAGTTCCGATAGATTTTTTAACAACCTGATATGTTTTTAAATCTTCTAAAGGTTTAACTATAGTTAATTCTCCAATATCACTTGTTGATGCAACATCTACTAAGAAGCATGTTCCAACTTCCCCTAAGACAGTAAACCCCGTGCTTTTAATATTATATTTTCCAATTTCTTTATGGAATTGATTCCCGAAACATAACTCATACTGTGCAAAATTATTTAAAACGCAATTTAAATTACGTTTCATTTTAACCTTAGTAATATTTGATGTTATGTTTGCATCAACATTATCAATTATTTGTACAACTTTACTATATCTAAATCTACCAGAATACTTAGAAGAATTTATAGATTTTGAATAAGATTCTAATGAGGTTAATATTTTTTCTTTTAATTCAGAAGGATTTGAAATTTTATTTGAATTATAATATACTGAACTATCAATTTCAACGTAAAGAACTTTAAGATCCATTATATGATGGTTTATACCAATTACGGAATATTTTTTTATATTCTTAAGTATTTGTGTCTTTGTAAAGTCCGATAACCTGAATGAATCTCTGGGTTTAATACTTATAAAAACATTTCCATATTGTGGAGGTTCCATGGTTTCTCCACCAATAACAGTTACTGCTTCTGCTTCTGGATAAACATACTTGACTAATGCTTCATAATCAACTGAAGTAACGGCACGGTACTGTGAAGAATATAATCTTGGTGCAAAATACTTAATTGAATCTATAGTTTCTAAATCTCTACCGCTAGTAGCATTAGAAACTGTTGTGATTGCAATTGGACTTACTGGAGTTTGAATCTGATCTAAATTATTAGTTAAAATCCCAGAAAATGAAAATAATGATGGACCGTTACCATCCTTACCATCAGTAATAATATAACTAATAGTAACAGTCGATCCAGGATCTAATTTTTTACCTAATATACCATCACCAAATATAACTTGATATGTATTGTCTTCTATTTCTTGTATTAAATAAATTTCTGAAGTGCTATCAAGCTCACTAATATTATCGACGACAGAATATTCAATACCATTTACTTTTACAACAACAGTACTGGTATCAATATTGGAATTATTTAAAATAAATTTATAATCAAATGAGGAAATATCTGAAAATTGTTGTGTTATTAAATTTCCTTGATATATTTCTACATTTTCAAAAGAAGCTATTGCAGAATCTTGATCGACTGTGGTTATTATATTTGACGGTATTGAAAATATATACGAAGTATCATTTGTTGGAGCAACACATACTAAACCAGATTTTAATATAAGTTGAGTTGGTGCTGTGACTGGAGATCCTAAATCAACATCAAAAGATACAATTGCTCTTGCACATCTTCTAGATCTAGGAATATAACCTATATTTCTTGCGAGAGAAACTACATTTTCTCTTATAGTTGCAGAATCTAAAAAAGATTCATTAACAATCATATTAGCATTAAATGCTGTTATATAAGTGTTATATGCTAAAATATCTATTAAAACAGAAAAATTAGATCCCTCAAAGTCAAAATCCGTAAAATTAGAATTTTCTCTAAGGTAATCCTTTATTGATGTTTTAATTTGATCGAAATCTAAATTAGCAAATTTAGTAAAAGGCATTTTATCTGATTGCCTCTAAGATATAGGTGAATGTTTGTTTTGGGGTGTTTTCGCCAATAATACTAAAATATACGTTTATTTCAAATGAATTTAAATCAGGATATGGAGTCACTTCAACCTCTACATTTTCTACCCGAGGTTCAAAATTAGATATAGCAATATCAACGTAACTTTGAATAATAGAAGCAGTTCCAAAATCTACAAATTCAAATAAAGTAGGTTTTACTTGAGAACCAAATAAAGGATTAAAAAATCTTTCAGATGGAATAGTCTGAATAATATTTTTTATAGACTTTTTAATTGCAGATTCATTTTTCAAAACGAGAATATCTTTAGTGACTGGATGCATATCAAATGACAAACTAATGTCTTTAAATCCTTTTGATATTCTCGTTATTGCCATTAACGTATCAAGTTATATACTTTTTTTTATTTATACTATGACCATGGACTTCCGTAAATTGGTTCTGTTCCATACTCCCAATCATCATAATCATTATCATTTCTTATGATTTTATGATTTTTTTCTGATAATTTAAATTTATTTTTTTCAATTTCATCATGCATGATTTCCTGAATTACTTTTTTCTTGTTTTCGGAAATTGAGTAATCAGTTACTAATTTTGTGGTCCCCCACATGTTATACATGTAGTTTTGATCTCTATCAACGGGTAAGTTTGACATTTTAGCTCCTGTTTTATAAAAAACAGAACTTTTTTTGGAAGGAGGTTGCTATCTCCCTTAAAACTATTTAACGATAGAGATATCTTAACTTATAATTATCCGAATTTAGGTATTTTAGCAACTCTAATGCGATTAATTTTGGATTTCCTTCTCCACAAGTATAAACGTCTATTGCTAAGCACCCATTTTCTGGCCAAGTATGGCACGAGACATGACTTTCTGCCAAAGAAATCACAATTGTACACCCTTGAGGTAGGAAACAGTGTGAAAAAACGTTCAAAATAGTCATTTTTGCCCGATTAATTCCATTAATCATGACTTTTTGAAGTGATTCTGCGTCATTTATCAGGTCATGATTAACATCATACACCTCTAATAAGAGGTGATTGCCCATAGAAAAGTGTTCCAATGCAAAAATACACCAAAAAAATTATTTATTCGCTAAAATTGGCGATGTTTTTACGAGAAAAGGTGTGATTTTCTTGAATTCTTATGTCTTTATTGCGAAAAGTCCAACAAATACCTCCATCATCGAGAAAAACGACCCACTCTAGGTCATGTTCTTGAGATCTATCGATTAAAAAAAATGCCCAACCACTACCTTTGGGGGTAATAACTGGGATTGTAGGGTTTAATTGGATCATTATCAGCCTTTTCCTTGACCTCTATACTTCTTACGAGCCTTATTGCGAGACGTAGCAGCATACTTAGTACCATCACCATCACCTTGCCGAGTTTTCTTCGGAGGACCTGGGATATAAGTTGTACGCTTATTCAGACCGCCTTTTGCCTTAACTGCCATGTTTAATCTCCTATAATTTCAGTTTCAATTTCAGATGGACTTGGAGAACCTGTCTTATAAAATTGGAAGGACAGATCCTCCATGATTTGAAAGTACTCTTCCTCTGTTAAATTAGAGTAGATTTTACGTCCTCTACAGAGAACATTGTACTTTTCGTCAGGTTTGTTAGACATCAAATAACTCTTGTTTTTTCGTGACCAACTCGTACCCGTGGATCGCACCAAATTTCAAAGCCAGCATCTTTTGCATCCAAACAGAAACTGACATCTTCTCCACACATATCTTGAACCTCTCCAGATTCAAAAACTTGCATCTTAGGAGCAAACCAAGGATACTTCATTTCAGTGTGCTCAAATACTCCGTGCTTAATAAGCAACCAACCAAAACCAGTATAATCAACAGTAAATGGTTTGCGGCGCTTTGAGATTGTTTCGAGAGTTTCGTGGTTCATGACACCACCATTACCACGGAAATCTTCTTCATCCAACCAGTGTGCAACTGAAGTAGTCATACCATCTTCGGTGCAATACCAACCAGCAGCAATATCTTTGTCCATCAGAATTAACTGATAGAATTTTTCGGTGTTGAATACAATATCAGAGTCAATCCATAATTGCCAATCATATTTAAGTTTTCCGTCCCAAGGAAGTTGGTCTGGTCCTCTAAGAACATTTGCCCCTAAGCATTTGCAACGGGCAAAATTAACCATCGAACTATAATCTTGAGAGATTTGAATGCTTGCCCCATTCTGCACAAGATCGAAGCACATCTGCACGAAATTCTTCAAGAATGTGTAAGAAACTCCTCTTCCAGGTAAACAGAAAACAATTGATTTTCCACGGATAATTTCGCGTGCTTTGTCGTAATCGAATTCTTGTTCTGGGGCGCTTGATGAAATTGGGGTTTTTGCTTTTACGGTAAATCCTTTAGCCATAATAGGAATAATTTTACTTCAGTATCATACATCATTATGTATGTAATGTCAATCTGCGCTTTCTGCCAGAATTATTTCATTTCCATCTATTTTTAACTCTATTTCAGTATCTTCGTACCATGAGAAGTCATTCACGATCCACTCAGGAATTGTAATATAGTACTCGCCGCTTACTGGATCTACTTGCAGGCGCTGGCAATTGTTTTCAAAATTCTTTTTCATCCCACTCTTATTGTGATTTTTTCTTTATATAGTATATTTCGGATTTATGTGCGACCTGTGAGAGAATTTTTATGGGGGGAATTTTTTTAGTCTGAGAGTATTATAAGTCTCATTTGGGTAACACTTTATAGATTAGGGGATCCATCGGTTTTAAGCCACGCGCCCGCCGCCATCACGATACCGTTATACAATAATACTGCCCTGCGGCACGAACGAATAGGGGGGCTGTGCCGCCCCCCTCACTGTCACTTCACGTCGCCCAGGGCGCTGTTGGTGGTGCTCATGCGGGTGCCGCGTGAGCCAGCAGCGCCGCCGTGAGTGCGAACGCGGGTGCTGCCGCCCTTGATCTGATTTGCCCAGCGGTTGGCACGGGTGCCGTGCGCCACGGGCAGGCGGGTGATGGTGAACTGGATGCCGTCGATGGTGGTGGTGGTCATCGGGTGCGTTGCGGTTTGCTCTGGAATTCTACAGGGTCGGGGGCGGATGGTCAACCCACCCCCAGGAGATCAGATCGCCATGGCGGCGGCAAGGCGATCACGCTTGCGGATCGCGGTGGGCACGATGAACCAGAGGTCGCGCTTGCCGTTGTCGCTGCGGGTGGCATCCAGGATGCCTGCCTTCTCAAGGTCAACCATCACGGCGTGGATGGTGCCCTTATGGCGGCGGGGGTCCATGCCCATGGCGCGAACCAGGTCGCTGCAGGTCATCGGGCCGTCGTTGATCAGGCGGGTGCGGATCGCGGTGCGGATGATGGAGGTGAGCATCGGGTGCGGTGCGTTTGCTCTGGAATTATACAGGGTCGGGGGGAAGGGGTCAACCCTCCCCGTAGGGGTCAGTACCCCAACCAGGTCAGCAGTTCGCCAGCGTCGATGCCGCCGATGCCCCAGCGGTCAGCGGTGCCGTACTCCTGCAGGAACTCATTCATGCTGCCGTGGAGGTCGGCAGCATACAGGGCGTCATCATAGGTGACGCACCCACAGTCGTCAGCGATGTGCAGCAGTTGCTCGGTGAAGGTCTCAGGCATGGTTCCCTTGCGGTGTGCTCCAGAATTATACAGGATGGGGGGTCGTTTGCCAACCCCCCCTGGGGGGTCAGATCTGCTCTGCCATCTGCTCACGGATCATGGTGCGGATGGCGAAGGCGCTCTCACGGATGCTGCGGCAGGCGCTGGGTGCCATGCCGTTCTCACCGTTGCGGGCAGCAGTCTCCAGTTCGCCCCAGCGGATACCAGCGTCGATCAGAGCGTGGCAGATCTCATCAGCGATGGCAGGGGTCACGGTCAGGGTCAGGGTGGTCATCAGGTCCGTGGCGGTTTGCTTTGGAATTATACAGGGTGGGTGGGGCACCCGTCAAGGTGCCCCGTAGGGGTCACCAGAGCAGGTCAGCGATTGCTTCCAGGCGCTGCTGGCGGGTTGCCAGTTCCTTCAGGATGGCCCGCTGCTCCTTGGCGGTGGGGTTGCCTTCCCACAGCCACTCCTCCAGTTGGAAGGAGGTCAGGTCGTCGAAGGCGGTGGCGATGGTTCCGTCCAGCATGGGGTGCGGTGCGTTTGCTTTGGAATTATACAGGGTCGGGGGGCAGGAGGTCAACCCTCCCAGGTCGCCACGTCGTCGGCGTAGTGTTCGGCGTAGCGTGCTGCCCACCAGTACCCTTCGGCAGGGTTGATCTGTCCAGCGAAGCGATCCTGGGGGGCATACTCAGTCTTACGGGTCACCCACATGGTTTCGCGGGTCTGGAGGTCGGAGCACTGTGAGAAGATTGCCATGGGGGGGGGGTGTCGGTTGCTTGGGTATTGTAGCAGATCAGAAGCGCACTGCCCAGTTCGGATCGGTCAGGCAGTTGATCCAGGCGCACCAGGTGCGGTTGCTGCTCACGCAGAACAGGTCGTTGCCCTGGCGCTGCTCAACCACCACCACGGGGTCGCCTGCCATCTGGTTTGCCAGGCGGTTCTTTGCCTTGGCAGAGATGGGGGTCAGGGTCACGGTCATCGGTCGGTTGCGGTTGAGAGAATTGTAGCACGGGGGGCGGGTGTGCCCCCCTGGCGGATCAAACCGCCACCCAGTAGGATTTGCCGCTGCGCTCCTGCTGCTCTGCCATGATGTAGTCGGCGCTGCCCGTGCTGCTGCGCCATCCCTGCATCTGGAAGTAGCAGTCCTCCAGGGTGGTGGCATAGGCAAGGGTGCGGGCGATCTTACCGCCCTTCACGAACGCCACCGCGAACGGGTAGCGGGTGGGGGA